CACGCCATTGATCCAGATAGAAACATCAATTCCCTGCCGATACCACTCGACAGCTTCCCGGTGAATGTTAGTGATAACACCGGTTTCCTCATTCATGAACCATTGACCTTTTTTCATCTTGTGTTCTCCTTTACACTCTCATGCACTCATCAAGATAGATTCGTTTACCGAAACACTTGACGTATGCTCTGCCAGACGGTGCATAGATGATTTTCAGGTGATGATAACTGTGATACTTTTCATCCTCAATAAGTACGCCAGACTGAGCATAGATATAATCATCAATGCCGTATTCGATATCGCCATGAATCTGAAAACCACCGCAACGGCCATAACTGCTATCATAAGCGGTTACAGGATGGCTCTTGCAATATTCTCTTGCGGTCATATCAAACTCTCCTTAGAACATATCTTTTATTTCTGAATGATCTCAACATCATCAAAGCCGTGCCAATTGTAATCAACAATGGCCTTCGCTTCCTCAAAATCACGGCTCAACTTGATGATTTTGTTTGCATCCGTAATATAACGATTGTGATTTTCTGCCGTGGTGATATACCACATTCCAAGCGATTCGTACATGACATACTTTTTCATGCTTTTCATTCTCCTTTACCAAAGATTCTCACAAGCAAGGATTCCACCCTTTTCATAGGGCAATCGTCTGACGCAATCCCTGTGAGGGCAATCCAGCTTTTCGCAATACTTGCAATTTGCATTATTGCGCTCCTGCTCTGCAAAGAATTTCTTTGCAGATTTCAGGTCACAAAAATAATGACCCTGATCCCATGTGTAGGAATCCGGGTCAAAATGCCACGCCACAATGTATGGCTGATAGTGATTCTTCTTGTAAAACAGTGCCGTGTAAGCATTGCCTACTTCGAGAATATCAATGTCTTCTTTGTTCATCAGTTCAACCACCCTTTCCATTCTGCCACGCCCATAGCGATGGCACCAACAACGAACATCCACATCACAGGAGCAACACAGCTTGCCTGATAAGCAGAGTAACCCAGAAACATCAGCAAAGTTTTCATTTCAATCTTCCTTTCTTATTCCATCCAGCTTTTCGCCGTACTGACGTATTCAACACCGGCTTCTGCCAGGGCCTCCTGATAGATTTTCACAAGCTCTGTGTCACCAAACGTTATGGCAACATCAAGAGCCGATTCAATAGCCAAAATTGCCATGGTAGAACTCCTCTTTTATGTGATTTTCTGACGTGTTTTCATTTTGCATATTTGCATAATATTTGCATAATTATACAAAACAGGGCATAAAGAAAACGCCTTGCGATAAATTCACAAGACGTTTGTTGTTGGGGTTATTGTGGTTAGCCAACAATCTGAGGTTTTCCATTCTCATCAATGATGAGATTTCCATAAGTGTACGCTTCTGCACAGGCTTTCAGAATCGCATTTTTGTTTGTTCCGTTCAGCTCTGCCTTAGCGGTAAAAGCATCAAAGAAATCAGCATCAACTTTCAGGCCAATCAGTTTTGCCTTATCTTTGCTCTGCTGATACTCTTTTTTATAATCACGCTCTGCCATAATTGCACCGCCCTTTCTGGATGGTACAATTATATCATTCTGACGAACTTGTGTCAAACTCAAAACTATCACCTTGCTTTCTTTCCAGACTTTACCGGGAACACGTCATTAAGAGGACGCATATCTCTGTTATCGAAATCACGAGCACAGCATCCAGTGCCGTCCATGTAGTACGACATTCTTTCATCCATGCGGAAGCTATGATTATTCATCAAGACTTCTTTGCCGTAAATCCAACCGGAAACTGTGACGTATTCACTAGAGCCAAACACGACACGCTGAGAACGCTTTTTCTGAATTGTTTTACCTACTTCATTGTAGCGATCGTCAAGACGTTTTTTGCTCTTATGATAGCGCAAAGAACCTTCTGCATTAGCTTGTGATGCTCTGAAAAAAGCCGTTTCACTCTGCTGCTGTTTGACCTTTTCCATTGCAAGACACTTTTCTTTCTTGCTCTGCTGATAAGCATTCCAGTCATAAAGGGAAACACTTTTTGCCTTGTATGCTTCTTTAAGGAAGCCAACAATCTTGCAAGGATGGACAGAAGTCCATCCGATAGACGTTTTGACGTACATAGGCATAAAACCTGTTTTTATTGCGATAAACGGACGACTGACAAACACAACGCCGTCAAATGTGCCGTAAAGATCAAGCTCTTTGACTTCTGTGCCGTTGTAGATGATAGAGTGCCCAGAAGTGTTTTGACGCACTTCTCCCATCGTATTTTGATAGGATTTCAAGATATTTCACCTCTTTCATGGTATCTTGTGACGGCATTTTGCCGTTGGTAGAGGTTACTTCTTCCCCTGTACCTCTAGTCGTCAGGCGTGTTATGTATTGCATTCCGGTATGTTTAGACTAACTTCTTTGGTTTGACTTTAAGAGTTCTTTTCATCCTCTGCTTTTGCCTGTTCAAAGGTTTTCTGAGCATCAGCCAACTTGATGGTCCAGGTGTTGATAGTGTTTTTGATGGTGTCAAGGACGCTCTTTTTTGCATCAAATTCTTTCTGTGCCTTGTCGAGATTATTTTCGTGGGTTTTCTTAGTAGACGCTTTGATGGTGTTGTCGCTCTTGTCTTTGACAATCTGCTCTTTTGCCTTGTCAAGTTCAGACAGTGCCTTATCATACTCTGCCTGTGCTTTATCAAGCTGTGCCGTTGCCTTGTTGATACGGGAGTTGCAACGCTTGCAAGCAAGGTTATAGTCCCGTTCATAGTCTTTCAGGAAAACGCTGTGTGCTGCTACGCTCAAAAGCATAGGTTCAAGAGCCTTGACAAAACGATTGATCGGAAGATTTGCCGGAGAAACGTCACCATCCATAGTGGTGGTAAGGTAAGTCTTTGCCATTGCGAGGACTTCTGTGCCAAAAGAGGGATACTCTTGCATAGAGAAAGTTTCACCAAAAACGATGTTTGCGAGATCGGACAGGCAAGAATGGAAGTCGGTAGTGTAAACTTTGATAATGCTTTCATCCTCTTTGTTGGTAGTGCTTGCGTTAACGTGGCAAGCGGAATTGTAAACGTACTTGATTGCGTTGCCGTATGCCGTGTACTCTTTTTCGTCCATTAACAGATAAGACGGCACTTTATCGGCTTTAGGGTATGCCTTGAGCGTATTAACACCGCCCTTGTTGGTAAAGCTAACAAGAGCTTTGCCGTTACTTGCATAGCCCCTTGCGGTAGAAGTCTTGTTGTTAGAGCTACGGATAGACAGACAGACGTTAGACAGGTTAGACATAGTATTATCTCCTTTGTTGTGTTATACTTATTGTGTATTGACGTGACGGCTTTTGCCGGATAGACTTACTTGAGAATGTCCTCAACAAGAGCTGTTGCAAGAAGTGAACAACCACCGTAGACGGTTAGGACAACTGCATATCCCATGTATGCCAATCCGCAAAAGCTAACCAGCATACCAGCGGTAATGAGAATGAAACCGATAGTAAAAAGAGCTACAAAAAGAACGGCTTTGAGCTTTTCTTTGAACACTTGAATACACCTCTTCTCTGTTTAGTGTTCTGGTACAGTACGCTTTTAATACAAGGTGCATACTGTTGACCATCCTTGCTGATCCTTTTAGGTATAGTTTACCTAGGGACCAGTGAAAGACTTTCGTCTAAAACATCTTGTTTGCCAATATGCGCTTTTGGTTGTGCGTTTCCGCCCCTACCGCGATTTTTCAAGGTACAGTTTTTGTGTGACTTGTCGCACCGTACCAACAAAGCCCGAAAGTTTTGCCGACATGGTAGACTTCTAATCTTGACTTTTGTTGCATGGTTTTTCTTGTAATTAAACAAGTATTAAACCAAACAGGCTAAAATTAGAAGTCTTGACTTGTCAATGTGCTATTTGGTTTTGGGTTTTGCTTTTGGGCTTTCGCCCTTGAGCTTGACTGTATTGTATCACGGTTTAACCGTTTTGTCAAGCCCTGTTTTTTAACTACTCAAACGGTGAAACGTCAAAAAGTGGAAACTGAAATTTTCCGGTATTTCAGAACCATCATGTTTTCCGCTTTCCGGTGTTGCCCTTGAGCTTGGCACTATTATAGACGGTTAAACCGTAAAAGTCAAGCGGTTAAACCGTAAATGTTGCACACGCAGCAAATGGATTTTTGTGTACTTATTAGAGTCCCGGATGGGTGCGTGCGCGTGCGCGATATGGAATAATAATATTATTACAATATAGGCGGAA